TTCACCTTCTACCTGGCTCTCCCTGTCCTTCTCATGCCGCATCTATTGCCGTGGGTTCGACCTCAGTGTTCATCAATGGTAAGGGTTGCGGTTACGTGGGTGCGGCGGTTGCAGGATGTACCGCCGTAGCGCAGGGTTCAAGTAATGTCTTTTGTGGTGTTGGTCCCGTTGTGGCACCCGAATTCGAGTTTCCGGTCAATTCACCCACGATGATTGTACCGGCAGAGAGAATACGTCGATCAGAATATTCTGGTGACACTACAGTTCATGTCGATGAACCAGTGGTATTCTTGAGTGATGGTTCAAAAATGTTACTATCAGATGGCACAGACCTATTGATCGGTGGAGGTGGTGGTGTTCCTGCCGGTCGACCAGGTAGGTCACATATCTCATAATCTGTATAAATAGTATTCATGTCCAACAAGATTTCGAACTACAACGGTAAAATAAATCAATCGGGATACAGACCCACGGTCGCTGTCCCTGAATTATATGCCGACCTGAATCTTGGTTTTCGACTTCTGGAGGGCACAAAAGATATTCGTCCTGTCACGGATATTGAGGCAATCAAGAATTCGATTCGGCACCTTATTCTTACCGGACGTGGTGAGAGACCTTTTCATCCAGAGCTTGGTTCTGGTGTTACAGATCTTCTCTTTGAAAATGTCGATGGTTTTACTGCAGCTGCATTGCGGGATGAAATCATTGATGTCGTTCGACTGCACGAGAAGAGAGTCGATAATGTAGATGTAGAAATTTTTGATGATGCAGATCGTAATGCATTCTATGTCACGATTCGATTTAGTATTAGACAAACAGACATTCCAACAGAGGTATCATTCTACCTTGACCGTATACGCTAATGAAACAATTAAACGTCACTGAACTCGATTTCGATCAAATCGCAACGAATCTAAAGGCCTTCTTCAAGAGGGCAGATTCTCCATTTAAAGATTGGGACTTTAGTGGTTCTGGTCTTAGCCTCCTGATTGATGTTCTTGCCTATAACACTCATTACAATGCAATGCTTGCACACATTGCGGTCAATGAAAGTTTCCTGGGTTCGGCGCAATTAAGAAAAAATGTTGTCGCCCGTGCAAAGACTCTTGGGTACCTACCATATAGTAATTCTGCTGCATCATCTATCATATGGCTTCAGGGTGATGATATCTCCTCTCTCACTGAGGTTCCAAGTGGTACAAATTTCACCGCCACAATTGGTGGTGTATCATATAACTACACAACCTTTGGTGCCACGACCAGAGATTTTAGTGTCGAGGCAAATCGATATCTGACGATCTATCAAGGTTCTCGCAAGACTGTTCAATTTCAATTTGATGACAAGGTCCCAAATCCAAGATTTGAACTCCCAGATGCAGATCTTGACATCAAGGCGAATTTGATGACCGTCACAACCAAGGCCGTGGGTTCTTCTTCCGTGACATCGTATACAAGATTCACTGAATTGGCAGATATTGAATCCACCACACCTGTTTATTTTATCTCTGAAAATCCAAATGGTCTGTACCAGATCGAATTTGGTGATGGTACTCTGGGTGCAGCACCCACGAACCGTGATATCATTACCGTGACCTACCTGGTCACTGATGGTAAAGATGGTAATGGTGCGACATCTTTTGATTTGTCATCTACTCTCACAGACGCATCTGGTAATTCACTGGATATCTCTGTCCAGAATACAGCAGATACTGGTCTCACAGATCAGCAGAGAGCAGATCGTGCAGATCCAACACTCAATATCGGTATTCCCACAATCTCCACGGGTGGTACGAATCGTGAGACCATGGAACAGATTCGATTCAATGCACCATTGAATTTTCAGGCACAAGATCGTGCTGTTACGGCAAATGATTACAAATCTCTCATTCTCGCCAACAGTGGTGCAAAATTTGTCTCTGTCTGGGGAGGTGAAGATGAGGCTCAGTATGATCCGGCAATTCACCGGGGTAATGTATACATCTGCGCAAAGACCGAAGAGACTCCTGGTTATCTAAGTGAATCTGATAAAGCCGCCTTGAGAGATGTACTGGATAGCAAGGGTGTATTGACAATTCAACACGAATTTGTGAATCACCTGACAATCAACCTTTACTATGATATCTTCGTGAAGTACGATCCGAACCTGACATCATCTTCCACGAATTCATTGGCAAGTGATATTCGTACGACGATTCAGAATTTTGCAGATGCCAATCTACAAGATTTCTTCTCGGTCCTTCGTCATTCAAAATTCCTCAAGACAATTGATGATTCAAATCAGGCATTCATGCATACTGTCGCCAGACTCAAGGGTTATTTCACATACGATTATGACACAAATGATTTGCAGAATTATATTATTCCGGGTATGGATGAGATCGAAAATCCACTTTCGCCTGTCAATGTGCGAATTGCAGGAAATCGACCTATCAGAAATCTCCTTGGTACCGCATTGAATGAGTTGGGTGGATTCGGAGTGTTCGGAGCGTTTGGTGTGAAGAGTTACCAGAATGTACATGTGATTGATGTGGGTATGCCACTTGATAGAAATTTTGAGGTAAAATCCAGTACCTATAGTATTGTCACGGCATCAGCGAATAACGAAAACTGTTTTATTCGTACACAAAGAAATATCGAAAAGAGATATAGATTTCTGTATGTCGTACAGGGTGGTGATGATGAGATAACAGAGGGTCAGGGTTCTAAACAATTAGCAGCACAACTGATGACCGTCACAAATAATGATGGTATTCGTACAATGATTCAACTTCCTGTTGGAATTGTAGATTATGACTTGGGTATCATAATTCTATTTGATCGGAGTGAAGATAATGCAAAAGGTCGTTTTGCAAAATTGTATGGTAAGACCAATGAAACATATATAGATCCAAGTGATAATACTAATACAGAACATACCTCGGATTACCCAGCAGAGCTTGAATTCAGATTTAAACCAGCCTCAGATAATGTGGTTGCCCGCCGTAGATCGATTATAGATATCGATGTCACGAAATCAACAGTTACAGTAGAAAAAGATGCGATCAAATACCTAGGCTCGGTCGGAGCTTCGAGTTTTGATACCGTAGAAAGAATAGATCCAGATTTTGACCTATGAGTGAATCAGTAGCCAAGGCAAGAAAAGGTGGGTATGAGGCAACAAATGTCAATTCCCTGATCCCGAGATATGTTATCTCACCGGAATTGAGAGACAGTGCTCAGGGATTGATCAAATTCCTTGAGGAATATTACTCTTACCTCCATGAAGAGGGTAATGCCCTGTATGAACTTGATCGTCTGGAGAAGCAATTTGATGTCGACGAGACAGATGACAAATATCTTACTGCGATTCAGGATGAAATTGCCTCGATCATCCCAGAGGTATCTGGAATCGAAAAGAAGATTCTGTACAAGAGAATCGTTCAGTTCTACAGAGCCAAGGGAACCAAGGATGCCGTTGCAACATTCTTTCGTATCTTCTTTCCCGATAACAGTGCACCTGATTATCCACTACTGAAATATCGGTACGATCTTGGTGGCAATATTATTCCCCATGAGTATGAAATTATTCATGGTGAGACATTACCTCGGGAATGGAGAGCATTGTACAAGGCGCTTTCTCACCCAGCGGGTATGAAGATGATTGCGATCCTTGAACTTCTGGCACAGAATTCTACACATGTCATTGAGAGAGGTATTGATGACCTGGATTCTGAGTATGATGGTGACCTTTCTGATCCTGATTCTCCAAATTTTATTCGGTATGATTCTCATGTCGCAATCGTTCAGTTCATAGAAAAATATTTGGCCGTTGCAAAATATCCTGGTAGAAGTTGGGTGAATACCACTGATGGTTCTACACCACAGATTCACCTGAATCCCGAGGATGATGATCTACAGATTCATCTTCCCCTGACGGAAGAATACCATGATGGCATTGGTACCTTTGATGTCAGTAACATGGAGTATGACTCAGATGAATACTTCAATGAAGACTGGGTTCGTATCGGTACCAGTTATTTTGATACTGCAGTCCGTATGCAAGATCAATCGAAAAATGAACTGCATGGTATTATGTTGCAACCATTGAATTCAGCGGGTAATATTGCCTCTGATGATGCACCCCTGAGTTTTGAAACAGATGGCACCTTTGTCTTCACAGGTACAAATGAAGGTGGTACTGGAGGAGAATATATTTTGCTCCCGCTTGGTCTGGATGATTCTGATCTCAGTGATGGTAATTTCAGTGCAGATGCCGGTGATATTCTGGATACGGCGTATGCAGTATATGGTGGTAAGACAATCTTTAAGGATACAGATGATTGGTCAATTGCATTCTGGTACAAGGGTGTAGAAGCCAGCGCAGATGCACCGGATCATAATCCACCATCGGTGCCGGATTCAGATGCAACAGATTTCTCACCACTTGTGTCTGCAACAATGAATAGTCAAACACCTGCACCCACGAATGGTTATCACTTTGGTTCTTTTGGTCAGTATAATTCCATGATCGGTATCAACGATGATGGTGCTGGTGGTAAATTGACCTGGGTGTATAACAAGGGTAATATGGATTATCCTCAGGCAATGTCAACCACAACGATCAATGATGACAAATGGCATCATTGTGTGATCGTGAATACCGGTGGTTCTGGTAAGGGATCTATTGACATGTATGTGGATGGTGTCAAAGAGGTAAGTGCATTTGAACATGATCAAAGTACCACGCATCCATATACCACGAATTCATACTTCATTGCAAATTCCTTGATGCGTGGTGATCTTGCCTTTGACTCTGATGGTGATGGTAACACAAATCGAATTCCGGCAGATGATCCAGAACATTCTCAGGGTTCATTGCTAGATTATCGAGTCTACTCTCGTGCCCTCACTTCTCGTGAGGTGAATAATATCATTGCACCACATAGTAATCATGCCGTGGAGAGATCATTGATCCTGAATTCAACTTCTACAGAAGACAATATCTTCAATGAAAGATTTTCACTGCGTGGAAGAAATGTTGTGAACTGGAATGATCAACGGCAGAG